CGTTGTATTTCATTCTCTACAACAGAAGCGCCTTTGCGACCCGTGGTACGCCGAGCTGCATCTACTAACGCCTCAACGCCCTGAATGCCGTATTGGGCCAACTTACCGCCTACAACACTGCCGCCTGCACCAAATGCCACACCAGATGGTACACGCGCTGCACGTTCTGCTGCACCACCTTCGCCAGTACCAAACGCGTATGCTCCACCTTCTAAGCCGCCACGCACCGCTAATCGTCCCATTGTTGGAACGGCAGCACCACCGCCAGTAAACAGCATAGGAGCAACCGCACCGCCTAGTTCAAGTGCCATCGCCTCTTTTGGATATGCTTCTTGATATGCTTTTACGCCGCTGCGTATTTCTTCAAGTATTTCTTCTACTGGGCGACCTGTTGCCATAGACCGCGTGTAAGCCTCTAATTCATCAGCGAACCCAAGTGTCAAACCCTGCGCTGCGGTGCGAAATCTCTCTGTTGGCACTTCACCAGCAGGCGTAACGCCTTGATTGGCTTGGGCTATCAGTTCCCGTAATTTCTTTTCATCAGCCATTTAGTGCCTCCAAATATTCTTTACGGTACTGTTCTGTAGCTGTCTGCCATTGAGTAACCCAAGCAGCATCATCACCTGCAAAATCTGCTGGGCGCGGTGGCACTTGCAAGATTGTTGGCTTTTGCAGCAACTCACCAGAATATCTGAAATCTGGCAAAACATCCTCATCAAAACCTGCTTCAGTTGCGTAAGTGATGTATTGATTTCTTGTGTTGTCGTACAGGCTTTCTGCTTCTGTGTACAATTTGTTTGCACGGTCAACAAAATCAGCACGTTGCGTTGCTGTAAGCAATGTACCATCCTTTAACTTCTGCACCATTGCAGCAACACGTTCACCATAACCACCTGCTGCCGCTGCCGCTGCAAATTCACCCTCACGAACAACAGACTGCGGATCAAGCATTTTCATATAGTTAAAGATCAAAGACAAGTCACCTGCCGCGCTTGGCTCTTTTACACTTGCAGAGATACGACCATAAGCATTTGCAACTTTGTCAAAATCTTTGACACGCTGTAGGCCAGTAAATTCTTTACGCGCCTCTGCAATCATTTTCGTTTTGTCTTTTGCTGAGATAGGCTGCTTTAGACTTTCGGATAGATATGTCGCCATAGCGGTTTTTGCATCAATAGCTTTTGTTTCCAGTGCTGCCAAAACTTGTGCAGCTACCCTGTCTCCACTTCGCGCTTTTGCTTGCAGCATCGCAATAGTTTGATTTCGTGACCCACCCGCTAGACGCTGCGCACCACGCGCTCTGATCTGCTCACCCATTCGCGCTTGCGGTAGAATAAGTGCATCTAGTGCTTGTGCAAAGTTCTCTGGGCCTGTTAAGCCAGTTGTCTCGTTAGGCTGCATGAATTGCTCAAGTAAACCCGCCAACCCTTGCTTTTTCTTTTGCTGGGGAAGCATCGTGCCAGCAGTCGGTACGCCTGATCCGAATGTTGATTGTACCATCGGTTGTTCTCCGTTTGCGCCTGCAAATTCTAGCAGACTTTTCAATCTAGGGCCACGCCATTGCGCAATGCCCAGCGCACCTTGACCGCCACCTTTTGGGTTATACGCTGCTGGATCAAGTGACCCAAAACTCTCTGCCATTAAGTTACCAACAACACCTGATGCTTGCGGTGAGTTTAGACCTTTGTTTAGCAAGTAGTTGTAAGCAATCGCAGCATTCTGTGATAACCCTTGCGGCTTTAACGGGTCTTCCATTCCCTTAAAAACTTCTAAGGCATACTGCTTGCGCCTGTCTAAGGCAGAACCACCAGAACGCTCAAACAACTTTTCAAATGCCGCTGCATAGTCTTGTGGCGTGATGTAGCCACCAGATTGAAATGCCTCTAAGGTTTTCTTTTCTGGCCCTTGTAGTTCAGACCACAGAAAATCTAACTGCGTTTGAAAGGGTATCTGTGGAAAAGGGTTTGCCATAGTAAACCTTTATTTAGGCCATAGAAGCGCCAAGCTGCAAGTAATTAAAGAGGCTCGGCTGGAATGATTGCTGTTGGCCCGTCACATTCGGTACACCTGATAGAGTGCTTAGAAGTGTTGAAAGCCCTTGTGCTGGCGCACCTGTGTATCTCTGGAAGCCACCCCGCGCTTGATCAATCAACTGCTGCTGGATTTGACGCTGCATTGCACCTTCACGCGCTTGCTGTTGCTGTATCTGCTGACCGTAACCAAATGATTGACGACCAAGGTTTCCTAGCTGAGAAGCTGCGCCTAGACGTTGCTGTGCGCCCTGCAAGCCTGCTGACTGATTTAGCTGCTGCGCTGTCATGCCTTGTGTAGCGCCAAACTGTGATGCTGCGTTCTGTGCTGCCGCTTGGGTTTGCGCTGCCGCTAGTGCTGTATTGAAACCTTGCTGGCGTAACTGACCAATCGTGTTTGCTGCTTGCTTGCCATAGCCCAAGCGTGTCTGCGCTTCTGCAACCCCTTGGCGCGATCCACCAAAAGCATTGGCTGCTTCTGCCTGTGCGCCCATCTGGTTCAAAGCAATGTTTTGTGCTTCACCAATGTCTGCCAATGTCTGTTGTACTACTTGGCTTTCGTATGGGTTTTGATAACCAGCCATCAACTGTGTCGGATCGGCTGCTTGGTATGATGTCGCTTGAACCTGTGAAGGTTGGTAGGTCATACCCGCCGCTGTACCTGCCAGTGCGCCTTGTTGCGCCCCCGATGCCTGTGCAAACGGGTTGGCTGTCATTTGTGGATTTGCGCCTGCGCCCATGTCTGTCTCCTACTTGCCGCCGCCGCTGGGCTGCATTTCCAATGAAACAGGTTGATTTTGAGGTGATCTTGACCCGACCTCACCAGTTTCTGTTAATCCAAAACTCTCAATATAATCACGCTGCGCTTGTGGTACGTTGCTCATCATCTGATCAACCATTGGCTGCGCTGAATACCCTTGTATGCCACCCATGTTCTGAACTGGCGGCAAATAGCTAGATGTATCAACTGTCGGCATTCCAAAAGATTGTGCTGCCATGTTGGTGTATTGCTGAGACAGTTGCTCTTGTGGCGACAAAGCAGCTACTGTTGGGCCGCTTTCAGGAATGTATGTACTCATTAAGGGGGCAATGTCTGTCCCCATTCCTACGCCTTGTTGTAAGCCCGTTTCCAACCAACTTGGCAACGTAGCTTCTGTTGAACTTGTGCCACCTTTAGCCATTTTCAATCTCCTTGTGGAAATGCACATGCTGCAATTTCCAACCGTTTTCCGTTAATGGTTTTTTCCATCCTAACCGACCTGTCATCATTCCACCAGTGCAACCGTGCGATTTCGCCCACTGCGCTATGTCATGCTCCATGTCCATTATCTGATCCAATTCACCACCAGCAAGGAAAATGTTTATAACCTTCTTTCTAGGATATACCACAATTTCCGTAACTATGCACCCCCTTGGCGCTGCCCACAGTTGCATCTTGCTAGACGCAATGCCTGTAACAATGTCATCCCATTCATGCGTTCCATTGCAATGAACCAATGCGGCCTCTATCCAAGGCTTACATCTTTCTAGGTCTGGGCTTAGTTTCCAGTGCTTCATCCATGCATCCTCGTAATGTGAAGCGTTGTTGCAGGCGCTGCTGGGGAAAATGATGTTGCCGCAGACGCATCCAAAAACCCTGACGCGCTATCCACCGCCCACATAACTTGCAATTCATCACCCGCAGCCACATCAAACTTCGCAGAACGCGAAACAACGACTGTCGCGTCATTCTGGTGTAGCGAATAAACAATGGTGTTGTTAGGCGCGTCTGTTCCATTCAGCTTAGGCCAGAAATAAAACTTGACCGTGCTGGATGATGTTGACGAAATCTGCGCTGAGAACATCAGTAGATACTCGCCTGCCTCGCTGAACACGATCTTGCTATTGTCTGTCGCGTCCCGATCAATGCCCACATTACCAGAGGGTGCATCGTACGTTATTGCGTACGCCGTATCTGTTGCAGCCGCTGTTACATCTGTTGTGCGGTAAAACGAAGCGTGACCATCTTCTAAGACAATCTGCACAAACTCGCCGTTCTTAGATACAACGGGATACCCGTTTTCATCATCCCACAAGATAACGCCGTTTTCCGAAGGGTTGTCGTCTGCTGTCTTGAAGTACAAGCGCGGAAGCTGCCTGCGCAGATATGCAGTTAGGTTATTACCCCAAGCCTTAATGTTGTCGCCAATCGGGGGTAGGACGGGTGCTGCCATTACCTACGCCCACCCGCTTTTGCGTCTACCCGCATTGTGCCAACACGCCACGCTGCGTAAGGTGCATCGCCTTCTACGCGCATTCTAATCTGGCGACCTGAGAAGCGCACGGCAGTGGGGCTAGACGGTGTGAAAGGCCCATGCGTGTACTCTGTGTCGTTGGGGTAGTATCTGCTTTTAAACGTGACATCCACATCGCCCTGCGTCTTTTCATCAGGGATTAAGTCTGTGACCTGCATGATGTTGTCGCCGTTTCCAATGCTAATTGGGCCGCTTTCTGCGAATACAGATTGCTGTGCGCTAGACGTTTCGTATGACAGGCCAACTTCATGGTCATACATTGCACCGTCTGCATCCATAAGCATTGGATACTCAAACACGCCGCGTGATGCACCAGCGGTGCGAGACAAGTCACCAATCAGCCAGTGGTTTTCTTTGTAATCAAACGCCACATAGCGATCAATCTCTGTGCTATTTGACGAACAGTAGAACCACCAGATTTCGCCAAACTGACCGTTTGTAAACGCCCACGTTTTACTTTTCTGTGAGGTATTGATGTCTCCAAACACATAGTCGTGAACATCACACGGTATCTCAGAAACCAAGTTGCCATCAAAGCGGAAAAATCCACCGCTGCCCATCCAGAACACACCCATGTCAACGTCTGCCGCTGCTTGGCGTGAAATGATGCCGCAAGATGAACCAACGCGCTCAAAGCCGTATACATAAGGTGGGCCGATGTAACGTGCGGTATGCGCGTCAACGTCTGTAATGATTAGCGTTTGACCGCGTGTACGGATCGCCGTTTCAATCTGCCCTGACGTTTGCAGTTCAATATCGCCAGCTTCGTTGGTTGCTGCGGGTGTCCATGTGGTATTGTCCTCACGGTCACACCACTGCACCTTGCGCGGGTTTGCGCCTGCGCCTAATGCAAAGATAAAGCGTTCCTCTGTTACGATTAGACCGCTGTTGTTTGTTGGTGCGCCTGCGATAACCGCAGCATCTGATGATGTGCCAAGCTGCCACTCAAGAATGCGCCCATCTGCCGTGGAACAGGCAACAAGGTATTCACCCCAGTTATCTAGCGACCATGTAGTTGCAGCGACAAGGTTGCCAGTGTCAGGACGTGGAGTGCCGTAAGTGCCTGCACCATAAAAGCCGTAGCCGTACCCAATATTAACCGCAGCATCTTCTGAACCTGCTGTTAGGTCTGTTGGCGCAATGTCGTATGCCGTACCGCCAGAAACGACCGCGAATAGCTCATTGTATGATCCCGCTGCAACATAGCGTGTGCCGTTGTTGCTTTCCCAAGTGTGCATAGAGCGCGGCGCATTTGTCGTAATACTGGCAATGTTTTCATTTACACGCCAACCACCGATAGGGCGTAGCGACCCGTCACGCCAGCGAACAAGTGAGCCATCACGCCAACGACCAGAAGCGTCTAGCTCCGTACCTGTGCGGTAGAAGCCTGCGGGGATTTTGAGCGGTATGAGAGCCATGCGCGTTACTCTGGTTTAGTGGGCCAGTTGATGGTGTTTGGAAAGCCTGCTTGCTGTGGGACGTTGAGCAAATCAGTGCGGTACTGCGTCCACTCGTTTTGTTTTTCTGTGGTTAAGTCTGCCCAGCGTAGTGGGTTGGTTACGATTGGGTCTACTTCATTTTCTAGTAGCTTATTTCTTTGATAGCGTGAAAAATCTACCTGCCGCGCATCTTCGTCTGCTTGTGAAAATGCTGCGTAGTCAGAGCCGATCAAGGCCAACAACTCTGTGTTGTTTATTGTGTTGTCAGTGTCCCAAGGCGTTAGCGCATAGGGTATCCACCCATAATCAGGATGATTAATTTCCACGTCAAAGTGAGTGTTCTCAGCGTTCATAGAACGTGCGTTTCTTATTTCTGTAATAGCTACCATCTTATGCAATCCTCATCCAAACTGTTCCCCTGTCTTCATTGGTTGCATAGCCCATGCACTTCCATGTTCCTGACGTCTTGTAACTTGCACTATTGGACGTTGATCTGTCAGTATAAAAAAGACTACTTGTGGTTGTTCCATTGGGTACGCTTACAGACGTTGAAGCTGTTGATGTGCTAATCATAGCAAAAGCATAAGTGCCAACATCGCCAGTAGACAAGCCAGCCATTGCATCACCAACTTCCTGTGACGTAGGCGCAGGCGCAGATGTCAAATAGCCTTGCGATGAGTGATCGCCCCAACCATACGCCGTGTTCCAGTTAGACTGGCTTGACGTTGTAGGGATGCTATATCCTGATTGCAGGGAAACCGCCAATGTGCCACTTGTTGTGATTGGTGATCCGCTGACCGTCAAACCCGTTGGAACGGTCATGGCAACGCTTGTCACCGACCCAGAACCCACAGAGGCATTGATGTAAGTTTTTAGATCGCTCATAGCGACCTGCTTCATTGTGCCATCATCGTTAAATACAACGCGGTCAGCATCAACAACTGTTGTAGATGTTGCAGCCGTATCACCGTCTAAGGTGTTAAGTTCAGCCGCTGTAGCTGTGACGCCATCAAGGATGTTTAGCTCTGCCGCAGTTGACGTAACTGCTACGCCACCAACTTCCCAACCCGACCCAAGATTAGGTGTGACTGTGTTCGTACCGTCAGCGTTGCTGTTTATCTCTAAAACAATGTCATCCAGCGCGGTGTTGATGGTTGTCCCCCAACTATCCTCAGAACCGCCAACTGTGGGTTTGGTTACTGTTAAAACCATCTAAATCTCCTATGCGTTACTGGCAATATATAGCATTCCTTGCCTCGCGTCTATGTTAGCGGTTCTGCTTGGTTACTCCGCTGCCACCTCTTGCGGTGTTTCCAATGATGTCGCCAGCCTCGCTACAAACGCCTCACGACCAACCATAAGCTGATCTAGGTTAAACTGTGCGTTGCTGAGTTTACGGTCTAAGTCTTGGATGTGGTTTAGCATTGCTGATTGCTCCGCTGTGAAGTTATCCAAGTTATATTCTACTTCATTGACCGTGATGGTTTTCTTTTTGTCTTTCGCCATCTGTCTGTTCCTTATGAGTTAGCTGCAATAGCTGCATTAGCCGCTGTCATATCTTCTGTAGTCCAGAAGTCCTTCGCAACCATCAACTGTAGATGCTCTACGTTGCGTGACACAGTGTCAGCCCAATCGGCATCGTCCATGTCCTCTGGTTGTCCAGCGTTTAGCAAGTCAACAGAGTGACCCATTGCTGTGTAGTGTTGTGCGATTTCTTCCGCAGTTGGTGTATCAGTCATGTCTTTCTCCTTTTCTGACTAATGTTATGCGTTTTCTAGGGCAGTGATCCGTGCCTCTAGTTCTTTGATTGTAGCGACCAAGAGTGGCACTAGCTTGCTTTGGTCAATGCCTTGGTAATCAGGGACGCTGTTCCCATCATCGTCTGTGGTCATACCATCTTTGGTGCCTGTAACAGCTTCAGGAACAATGGTCTGAACTTCGTGTGCCAAGAAGCCGTCAACGGTTGTGTCTGCATCAGCAATGAAGTTGAACCGTTTTGGCTCTAGCTGCTTGAGGCGATCTGTTGCGCCCGTTAATTCAACTACATTTTCTTTTAGACGGTAGTCTGAGGATGTATTGTAGTTTGTTGATGTTCCGCTAACGCTGATATATCCGACTTGCCCGTTAGGGTTGCGGAAAGAGATAGCGGTTCGAGAACTCGTTGTACCACAATACCAACGATACTCAACTTTATTACTACCTGGGATAAATTGCGTTCCATCAGTAGTGATTGCACCCGCACCGCTTGGCCCTGTGAAATTCCAAGCTGTACTGTTCCAGTATAATTCTGGATTACCATCCCCATCAGACAGCACTATGCGGTTGGTGTTGGTGCGGATGTCTAGGCCGTCTTGGCTGCCGTTGAAGCGTCCGATGATGGTGTTCT